CATTAGTGGTTAATCCAGACACAGTTGAGCTGTTATAAATAACAGCAGCTTGTGCAGAAATAGTTGCACTTGTAAATGATATGTCGTTAAAATCACAAACAGCAGTATCACTTGATAGAGTTGGTGTTACAGATGTTAATGCTCCTCCACCTTCTGCATAAGTGCCTGATGCACCTACTTCGTCAGTTTGTTGAAAAGCAGTCGTTGATTTACTTAATGTTGCTTCGTTGTCATATAGCGCTAGTTTAAAAGCATTCCCCGTCGTAGCCGTA